CTCTTTGCTTTACCCTACCCCAAAAAATCAGGTATAGAACAATAAGAAATGTATCGGTCACAAAATTTTTTTCTTCAAGGTCCGTTCAAATTATGCTATGTATTTTAAATGGCTTATAAAACACAGGCATGGACAAGGAAAGAAGGTAAGAACCCTAAAGGTGGTTTAAATGCTAAAGGTCGTGCGTCTTATAAGAAAGGTACATTAAAGCCCCCAGTTAAGAGTGGTGATAATCCTAGACGTGCATCATTCCTAGCCAGAATGGGTAATATGGCAGGACCAGAATATAAAGATGGTAAACCAACGAGATTACTATTATCATTGAGGGTGTGGGGTGCTAGTAGTAAAGCAGATGCTCGAGCAAAAGCAAAGGCTATGTCAAAAAGATTAAAGGCTAAGAAGGAGAAAAGATAATGGCCCCGATTGTCCCAGTTGTATTGGCTGCTGCAAGATTGTACAAGTATGGCAAGAAGCCAGGCAAGAAAGTATTGCAATATATTCTAAAGAAAAGAAAGATATACAAAGGAGAGAAGGCTTCTAAATCTAGGTCAAGTAGAGGAGAAGAACTACCTAGCATTGATTCTAACAGATTGCTTGCTAGAAAGATTTATGGACCAAAGCTAAAACCTACCAATACTAAAGATCTAAGAGAATTTAAATTTAAAAGAATGCTGGGGGATGAAAGACGACCTTTTGTCAGTAATTATGAAAAACAAGCCGACAGCTTTATCTACCAAGGACTTACAGGCAATCGTAATTGGCAAAGTTTAATGAAGAAAGCGGAGAAAAGAAAGGGTTACAACCCTAGAAACCCAAAGCGACATTATAATAGAAGGCTCAGAAAAATAGAAATTGCTGACGAGTTTAATGATTTATAGCCATGCCTACTAACTTAGATTCATATGGGACAATCTACCCAAAAAGGAAACCAGGTAAGCTCAGAAGCTTGCTACCACCTATACATACCTATCCAACAAAGAATCCTTTTATCAAAGAGATACCTAAACGTCTAAAAGAAAAAAAGAAACAGAAAAAATCTTTGTTGTCAGAAATGAGAAACAAGTATAATGATAGTAATATAAAACCAATTGTTAAATTTAACCCACCATTTATTGGTGTTAAAATAAAATTTTAGGAGATCACAATGCCGATTAAAAAAACAGAAAAGAAATACATTGCACTTCAAAGAAAAAAAGAACAAGCTGGCAAGAAGATGCCAAAAGTAGATACTTATAAAAAGAAAAGTAAATAGGAGATTCCCATGGCAATGACCAAAAGGCAAAAAGAAAGACAGGCTGAAAAAATAGCAAAAGAAAAAAGAAGGGCAGCCTACGCACCTGGTGGTAAATGGGGTGATAGAGGTTTAGCTGGTGCTATCAATAGAGCCTTCCCTAACTTAAATAAAAAGAATGCATTACTGTTAGAAAAATACCCAGACATGAGAGGTCCTGGATATAGATCTACTGCTACTATGTCGGAGTCTGCTCCTCGAATAATTGATAGTAAACCACGTAGTCCTATTGGTAAAAAAGCAAGTGGTGCTAACAGAATGAGCAGAATGATTGATAGTAAACCACGTTCAAGACCTAAACCCAAATATGCTTATGATTATGAAGCTGGTATGCTTAAAGCTATCGCTGGTAATGTTGCTAACATTGGTAGACCTAACCCTAATCTAAAAGCAAAATCCACTAAAGTAACTTCTGGAGATGATATAAATAGGTTGTTCATGACATCTAACGAACCTAAACGTGGACAAACATATGTGTCATCTGCAAAGTACAATGTATTTAACAATCAAAAACTTGAAGGTCTTTCCCGTTCTGCTATTGGACACAACTATAAAGATGCTGTTCGAGAAGGAAAAAGAACTTTAAAAAGAGATAGGCATACTGCAAAAATGGTAGACTATAGTGGCAAAAGTTACTTTGGAACATTCTATGCACAAGGTGGTGGGGGGCCTGTACCTAATAAAAAAGGTAAGTAATTGTGCCTCTTAAATTTAAAAAGATATATGCTAATGATCCCAACAAGCCAGGAAGAAGAATTGTTGTTGGTCAAAAAACTTATGGGCAAGGTAAGGTAACATACAAAAGCTTTGGTCCTGTTCCAAAAAAATCTAAGTCTAGTGGTCCTAACTTTGTACAAAATTTTTTTAGATCTTTGTTTGGTCCAAAGATAGAGAAAGCGGCAGAAGAAAAACACAAAGCATCTGTTGAAAGAATGGGTGGTACTTATAGTGAGGCTACCAAGACAGGCACATTTCCTTTTGGGGACGCTACTGTTACTACTGGTCCTGTCAAATTGTTTGATAATAATAATATATCTACAGAACCTTTTGTTATGAAAGACCTTGGTATGCCAGATCTTTCTAAGTATGATGAAGTATACAATAAAAAAAGATCTAGCTATAGAAATCAAATGGGTGAACAAGAGCAAATGATACGTGGATTTTATGATCCATATAAACCATCTACTAAACCACCTACACTGCTAGATGCAGTAGCGGCACTTATGAGTAAGAGATGAGTACAGCAACAAAAACGAAGCCAGCATTATGGAAACGTATTGTTGCACGTATAAAATCACAATCATCACACGGAACTAAAGCTGGTCAATGGTCAGCACGTAAAGCACAAGCAGCAGTAAAGGCATACAAGTCTGCTGGTGGTGGCTATAGTGGTGCAAAGAAACCATCCAACTCATTATCGAAATGGTCAAAACAAAAATGGAGAACCAAGTCTGGTAAGAGGTCCAGTGATACTGGAGAAAGATATTTACCAGAAAAAGCTATCAAAAACTTATCAGCGAGTGAATATGCGGCAACGTCAGCAAAAAAAAGAGAGGACAAGTCTAAAGGTAAACAGTTTAGTAAGCAACCGAAAGCTATTGCAAAGAAGGTACGTAAGTACAGAAAGACTTGATATGGCAGACATAGAACAACTTGAAAAACAGATTGCAGTTCTTACAAATGCTAATAAACTACTTACTGAAGTAATCGTTGAAAAAAACGAAATGATCCAATGTCTTGAATTATTATTAGAAGCAAAGGAATATAATGTCTACGAAATCAACAAAGAAAAACTTAACTAGTAAACCAAAGCCATTAACTAAAATGGATAAGGCTGAGGCAAGGGCAAAGATAATGGTTGCTAATGAACAAGAGAATGCAAAAGCAGAAAGATCTAGGCAATTGCAACAATATATTGAATATAAGATGCTTAAAGGCTATACAGAAGAAGAAGCAGAAAGAATGGGTAGAGAATTAATTATGGACAAGCATAACTATGACTAATATTTACAGAAAGGTAATGATTAAAGATTTAGATAAGTTACGTACTGTTGTAAAAACGCAACACATGAAAAACTATCCTACAGAAAAGATAACGGATTACGAAGCTGACAAGATCATAGAATCATTATCAGATACAACAAAAGAAAAACTTATTAAGCTAGCAGTAGATTATGGGATCACTGAACTATAAGCCAGATGGTGAAGTCCTAAAACTATTTATGAAAGATAATAGTTTTCTTAGAGGATTAAGAGGCCCAGTAGGTAGTGGCAAATCTGTTGCGTGCTGTATTGAATTATTTCGTAGAGCATTAATGCAAGAGCCAGGTGAAGATGGTATACGTAAATCTCGCTGGGCAGTGATAAGAAACACCAACCCCCAATTAAAAACTACAACAATAAAGACCTGGCTAGATTGGTTTCCAGAAGATGAATGGGGTCCATTCCATTGGTCTGTCCCATTTACTCATAGAATAAAAAGAGGTGATATAGATCTCGAAGTTATATTCTTGGCACTTGATAGACCAGAGGATGTAAAGAAACTACTATCTCTCGAACTAACTGGTGTATGGATTAATGAGGCAAGAGAAATACCAAAGTCTATTGTTGATGCTTGTTCTATGAGGGTAGGTCGTTTTCCTTCTATGAGAGATGGTGGTCCTACTTGGTATGGTGTGATTGCAGATACCAACCCACCAGATACAGAGCATTGGTGGTCTATACTATCTGGAGATTCTATATTGCCTGATTATATTTCCAAATCAGAAGCTAAGATGTTAGTTAAACCAGATAACTGGACTTTCTATAATCAACCACCAGCTATGTTAGAAATCAAAGATAAGAATATGGAAGTTGCAGATTACGAAGATAATCCAGAAAAAGAAAATGGAAAGAACTTGACTGGAGATTATTATAAAAATATTATCCGTGGTAAGACGAAATCATGGATAGATGTATATGTCCTAAATAAACTAGGACAAGTATCTGACGGTAAACCAGTCTACGAATCATTTGTACATAGTACTCATGTTGCCAAAGGTGATCTAGCTATTGCTGATGGTGTCCCAGTATTTGTAGGAATAGACTTTGGATTAACACCAGCTTGTGTGTTTGCACAAAGACTGCGTGGTAGATGGATTGTGTTTGATGAATTAGTTGCAGAGGATATGGGTATTGTACGATTCTCTGAGTTAATGAAACAACATATGGCACAATATCTACCTCGTGAATTTATTATCTTTGGTGATCCTGCTGGAGATCAAAGAGTACAGACTGACGAATCAACACCATTCCAGATACTACGTGGTCGTGGATTGAATGCTAGACCAGCACCATCTAATGATGTCGCTCTTAGATTAGAATCAGTAACTGCTGTATTAAACAGAATGACAGATGGAGAAAGTGGAATGTTAATAGATCCGAAATGTACAAACTTAATTAAAGGTTTTGATGGTGGGTATCACTATAAACGTATGCAGGTAAGTGGTGAAAGGTATGATGACAGACCAAATAAGAATAGATTTTCCCACGTGCATGATGCTTTCCAATATTTGCTATTAGGTGCTGGAGAAGGTCGAGCATTGACAATCGGTCAAAAAGCTAGTAAACCTGTAATAGCACGTAGAAATTTTGATGTGTTTAATGTTAAACCTAGATCTGTTTACGAAAGGATAAGATAATGTGCGTAGGTTCTTTACTATCCAAACCAAAAGCACCAGCAGCTCCAGCTCCATTACCAGAAGATAGAACTGTAGCAGAACAAAGAGCAAGAGTACGTTCACAGCAAGAAAGAGATATAGCTGCAGAAAAACAAAAGCAATTTGAAATGAGAGTTGCTGCTTATACTGGCAAGCAAGGAAGAAAGTCTTTGCTATCTGGCAGAGGTGGTGGACAAGGATTTAATATTCAGGGCAACTTGATGACACGTAATACACTGGGTGTATAATGACAATAGACATTAAGCCAGAAAGTCAAGAGAACATCTATGATAGTGATGTTCGTAGATTGCTAGCTAGATATAGATCTGCACAATCTTTAAAAGATTTATGGCTTCCTACATTTGAAGAATGTTATGAATATACATTACCACAGAGAGAAAGCTTTTATTCAGAGAGTCCAGGCAGAAGAAGATCGGACAGAATCTTTGATGAAACTGCTGTGGTTGGTGTACAAGAGTTTGCCAGTAGATTACAAGCTGGGATTGTCCCTAACTACGCAAGATGGGCAGACCTTGTTGCTGGATCGGAAGTCCCACAAGAACAACAAAAAGAAGTAAACCTGTTACTTGATGAGGTAACAGAGTATGTTTTTGAGATACTACAAAATTCTAACTTTGCTCAAGAAGTCCATGAAACATTTTTAGATTGTGCTGTTGGCACTGGTGTATTACTTGTCGAAGAAGGTGATGCAGTACAACCTATAAAATTTAGAGCAATACCACTTCCACAAGTAGTATTAGATGCTGGGCATACTGATGACATAGATCACGTATTTAGAAATAGAAAAATTAAAATGAAAGATCTGCAACATGCATATCCTAATGGAACATTATCCGACAAGATGATGATGGATACGGAAAAAGGATCTGAAAAAGATTGCGACATTGTAGAAATAGTTTATAGAAATTATTTTAATACAAAAGAAGAAGAACACAGATATTGTGTAATAGCAAAAGATTATGAACATAAAATTGTTGAAGAAACATTTAAGGGATTAGGTTCTAATCCTTATGTCGTATATAGATGGTCAAAAGTAGCTGGAGAAGTATATGGTCGTGGACCAATACAGTTAGCTCTACCAGCAATAAAAACAGCTAACTTAGTTATTGAATTAATACTTGAGAATGCACAGATGTCTATATCTGGAATGTATCAAGTAGAAGATGATGGTGTGATTAACGTAGATAATATACAATTAATTCCTGGGACAATCATTCCTAAAGCGAGTGGTTCTAGTGGGTTACAACCAATAGCACCTGCTGGTAACTTTAATGTTTCTGATCTTGTGTTAAGAGATATGAGGACTAACATTAAGAAAGCTTTGTATAATGATATGTTGGGGACACCAAATGAAAAAACACCTATGACTGCTACTGAAATTGCAGAGAGAATGGCAGATCTATCAAGACAAATAGGTGCGGCTTTCGGTAGATTACAAGCTGAACTTGTTAACCCAGTAATTCAGCGAGTGATATATATACTGAAAAAACAAGGGAGAATACAAATACCAGTAGTCAATGGTAGAGAGATTAAGATACGTTCATCTTCACCTCTTGCACAAGCACAACATCAGCAAGATGTTGCTACTATTGATAGATTTTTAGGTATGATGCAAATGAGGGTGGGTCCAGAATTGCTAAACATTCTTGTTAAACAAGATGAGGTTGCTAAGTATATTGCAAACAAACTGGGTGTTCCAGAGGAACTAATACGTTCTGAGGAAGAAATGCAAGAAGCGGCAATACAATTGCAACAAATGCAACAGCAACAACAAATGCAAGGACCTACAGAGCAGCCTACCTAAATTGCAAATGCAATGAGAGGAGATAGTCATGCATAAATGCGTTCTTGTTATAAGTGATCTACACATTCCGTATCATCACAAAGATTCTTTTGAGTTCTTAAAAGAAATAAAAAAACAATTTAAACCAGATACAATCATTAACATTGGGGACTTGTTGGATTTCCATGCAATATCAATGCATGAACATAATCCAGATCTCCCATCTGCTGGTGATGAGTTGACTTTAGCAAAGGGATATATTAGAGAATTAGAATCTTTATTCCCAGAAGTTACTGAGGTCCACTCTAATCATAGTAGTTTAGTATATCGCAGGGCATTAAAGTATGGAATGTCTGCACAATTCCTAAGACCTTATGGTGATTTTCTTGGAACAAAGAAATGGAAGTGGGTTGACGATATTACACTAAAGATGAGCAATGGTAAACGTGTACACTTTACTCATGGAAAATCTGCAGATGTATTAAAGGTTTCACAAACTATGGGCATGTCTGCTGTACAAGGACACTATCATACAAAATTCTGTATAAGTTACTGGGCAAATCCAGATGATTTATACTGGGGTATGAATGTGGGTTGTCTAATCAATCAAAAGTCTATGGCATTTAGCTATGCTAAAAACTTTAGTACAAGATTTGTATTAGGTTGTGGAATTATAATTAATGGAGTACCAAGGTTATTACCTATGGTGTTAGATAATAATGGTAATTGGATAAAGGAAATAGTATGACAGAAGATAGAATCAATCCATCTTACTACCAAAAGGGTATATGCTCTTGTGGTAAGAAACTGCAGACATATGACTTTGTACGTGAGATGCCCTACCCAGACGCATCAGCTATAAAGTACATTTGTAGACATAGGGAAAAGAACGGTGCAGAGGATATAAAGAAGGCAATTTGGTTTTTGCACGCAATATTAATTAAAGAATATGGAGAAATGGATGAGCCAGGAAGTAAATAACTTAATAGGTCTTGACAATATACAGAGGTCTGCCGAAGAAGAACAATCACTTAATGAATCTTTTTCTATTGCTTTTAGTACACCTACTGGGGTAAAAGTATTAGAATACTTACGTTCAATATCTATTGAAACAGTTGGTGGACCACAGATAGGGAAAGATCATCTCATGCATTTAGAAGGTCAACGATATATTGTTGGTCTAATACAACGCAGAGTAAACAAAGGTAAAAGTCAAAAAATAGTAAAGGATAAATCTAATGAATGAAAATGAAAATATGGAAAATCAGGTAGAAGAATCAGAACAAGATCAAGGTGAGCCTACTACTACAGAACCTCTTGAAAGACCAGATTTTATTCCAGAGAAATTTTGGAATACTGAAACTGGTGAAATCAATATAGAAGAATTTGGTAAGTCTTATCTTAATCTTGAGAAGTATGTTGGTGGTAAAAAAGATGAATTACGAGAAGTAATTATCAATGAACTATCAGAAGAAGCTGATTCAGAAAAACCAGAATCTTATGAACTACCAGCATTACCAGAAGGTATAACTGAAGAAATGCTTTATGAAAATCCTATGGCACAATGGTGGGCAGAGCATTGTGATGAAAATGCTTACTCACAAGAAGTATTTGAAGAAGGCATTAATAAGTACATTGATAGCTTTACCTCACAACAGCCAGATCTAAATAGAGAAATGGAAAAGCTAGGTGAGAATGCTAACGCTAGATTAGATGCAGTCAATTCTTGGGCAAGTAGTTTTTTTAGTCCAGAAGAATATGAAGCTGTAGCTACTACACTAGGTGCAACAGCAGAAGGCATTGAGGCATTAGAACGTATGATGCAAACAACAGTGCAATCTGTATCAAGAGCAAATACTGTAGCACAACCAGATAGACCATTAACACTTGATGATGTTCGTAACATGATGAAAGACAAAAGATATTTTGATCCTAAAGAAAGAGATCAATCTTTTGTAAGAAAAGTAGACGAAGCATTTGCGAGGCTATACAGATAAGTATATATGTTGAAAGAACAATCCCAGAGGATTGCTGGAAATTAGCACCAAATATACGACAGATTGATAAGTATGAGATAGCACTTTGGGGGTTTGAACCTTTACAAGCTTTGATGATTCCTTTCAGAAGTAAGTTAAGCAACATTCATACTTATACTATCTTTAATGAAGATAGAGATATTGTTGGTATATTTGGTGTTATGCCTACATCCAAAAACACTAACTATGGTAGGATTTGGTTTTTAGCATCAGATCTATTAGATAAACACTATATTAGTTTTATAAGAGGTAATAAAAGATGGTTATCTTACCTAGAAGAACACTACTCTTTTGTATCAAACTATATAATCGAGGAAAACAAAAGGTCAATTAACTGGCTTAAATGGCAAGGATTTAAGTTCCTAGATCAACCAACACTTGTCAAGGGTGTAAAAATAATGTATTTCTATAAAGAGTTGCCTAGTGCAACTAAAAATGGAGTACAGCCCATATTAGATGAAATAGGCCCATCATGGACAACCGAGATAATCTAAGTTGGATAACTGTTTGTTTTTTTAATTTAACTTTTAACGAAGGAGTACAATATGTCTACCTCAATTAGTACAGCCTTTATTAAGCAGTTTGAAGCAGAAGTTCATATGGCATATCAACGTATGGGTTCTAAACTGCGTAATACTGTGCGATCCACTATGGTAAGTGGAAACCAGGCTCGCTTCCAAAAAGTTGGAACTGGCACAGCAGTGTCTAAAAGCAGACATGCTCAAGTACCAACAATGGATGTAAGCCACACTAACGTTGATGTAACTCTTGCTGACTTCTATGCTGCCGACTATGTTGACAGACTAGACGAGCTTAAGACAAACATTGACGAAAGACAAATCCTAGCAATGTCAGCTTCTGCTGCTTTAGGCAGAAAGACAGACCAACTTATTATTGATGTTCTTGATGCAGGAACAAACTCAAATAATATTGCTCATGGTTCTGCTGGATTAACTTTAGCAAAAGCACTATCTGTATATGAAACATTTGGTGAATCTGACATTCCAGATGATGGACAAAGATTCTTTGTTGTATCACCTGCAGGATGGGCTGATCTACTACAGATCGACCAATTCTCAAGAATGGAATATGTTGGTGAAGCTGACTTGCCATATGCTGGTGGTATGACTGCTAAAAGATGGCTTGGATTTATGTGGTTCACACATTCTGGTCTAACAATATCTTCAACAACTCGTGAATGCCATGCATGGCACAGAACATCTGTGGGTGTTGGTATGGGTTCAGATATTAGAACAGAAATCAACTACATTCCAGAAAAAGTAAGTAACCTTATTACTTCATACATGTCCATGGGATCTGTTATGATTGATAATATTGGTGCTGTAAAAGTACAAATCACAGAGTAAAGGAGATAACAAATGACTTATTCTGCAAGTAATTTAAAGAAAGTTGCTGGCGGTGCTAATGGAATCTTCTACTATGATTCAGCAGACGCAATTGCGACTGTTATAGCATCAGGCTACTTCAATAACGCAACCAATGAATTGAAACAGTTTGACATTATCAATGCTGTTACATCAACTGGTGGCACACCTGCAGTAGACGTTTTAGTTGTTACATCAGCTACTGGTGCAGCAACTGTTACAGTTACTAACGGTACATAACCAACTAGAGGGGGGTTCGCCCCCCCTCACCATGAGGACACTATGGCATTAAGTAAATTTGATATATGTAATCAAGCTTTGGTATTAGTTGGTGCTAATACCATTACTAGTTTTAGCCAGAACACCACAGAATCTATAGTTGCAAACCAACTCTACGAAACAACATTAGAAGATCTTCTTACAAAATGTAGATGGAGATTTGCTTCAAAACAAATACAACTAAGCAAGAATACTACAAATCCAGATGCACGTTATGAATCATCATACGCTTTACCATCTGATGCAATTATTATCCATACAATAACAGTATCTGACCAAGTAATTATTTATGATAGATATGGGCAAAATATATTTACTAACACTACAAGCAGTGATACAGTAATAGCTGACTATACCTTTCAACCAAGTGAGAGTATTTTCCCACCCTACTTCGCAAAGGTGCTAGTTTTCGAGCTAGCATCTTTGTTTGCTGGTGCTATAGCTAGAAATGATCAACTAGCTAATCTATACTCAGCAAGAGCAGTTGCACAATTACAACAAGCGAAAGCAATTGATTCTCAAGCACAAACCACTAGACGTGTCCAGGTGGATAGATTTAGAAATGTACGAACTCGATCAGCTTTAAATGATATTACTGCAACTTCTTCATAGGACTATGAATGCCTTTACAAAGAGTACATCAGTCCAGTTTTTTAAGAGGTGAGTTAGACCCCAACATGGTTTCAAGAACGGATCTTGAAGCTTATGGTGGTTC